TTGTATTGTTTGATAGCTTTTTCTTCTATTTTTTTAGTAAGTAAGTGCATTATACTTCCTTCCATAATTCACGTTTATACCTAATCCATTCTTTATCTATCCAATCGCACCAATCAGTGTAATTCCATACACATGATATTTCGTGTGGTGGCTTGGTAAATGTAAAGTCTGGATTTGATTTTTCTAGTTTTTTTACTAAGTCTTTAATATATGTTTGCATTTCAAGACTCATATCATTGCTAAAATATTTAGGCATTAGTCTTGGTCAAATGGTATACCAAATTGTTGGCACAATTCTGCATATGTTTCTTGACCAGAACTAGACATACGTTGGTATTCCCAACCTAAATCTTGTATTTCTGATTTTATTACTTCTAATTTTAGATAAAGTTTTTCACTTAAATTAGATAGTTCTTTAAAATCTTTTTCAGTTACTTCCATTTTTTACTCCTGTTTAAAATCTTCTATGCCAGACATCACGTCAACCCTGCAATTCCTAAGACAAAGTTATGAACTTCGTACCGTGATTGCAGCGAACCTTCGTCTATTGATGTTTCTGTGAGTATATCTACTCTGTTAACCACTTAGGCATAGAGTTGCTTATAAGTATTTTATGGGTGGTAAGAGGAGAGAGATTCTACCTACCACCCACTACGTGCTAACTAACTCCTTAGTCGCAATAAATTTTTAGCATATGTCATCATACTGAGCATTTGCATATTACTTGCTGACAATCTGGAGTTAGTGGGTATTTCATAAACATATTTATTATCTACGATAAACTCTTTTAGCTCTTTTCGTGACATTTGAGCTATCATATTAAAGTGATCGTGTTTATGATTAGGGACAGATTGCTTTATTATATAAGCAAATCTATCCCATCTATTCTTCGCTTGGTTCATTAAGTGTGACATTATCATCCTCTATTGTTACTTTATAGCCATCGTGTAAATGATGCATAGCAGTCATAACTTCGTTAACCTTTACTTGGGTTACCTTGTTGTACTCTTTGATCACTACACCGTTTTTATCAATTACCACAATATTAAATTGTGCTTTGTTTTGAACAGCTTCGCTGACTTTTTTTGCAGCTTTACCAGTAAAACGCAAGGTCTGTGTTATTGCAAAAGATACATAACCTATTGTTTTACCCAGCATCGCTGCGAATCTGAGTTTGTTCATTATTATCTCCTATAGTTAAAAATTGATTTTCTCCTGGGCTTTGCAAACATTCAACACAAAATCTTACAATTGATCTTTCTACTTCATCATTTGTTAAATCTTTTGTGTATATTTTTACTTCAGTCATATATTCCCATCCGTGTTCTTCACAAAATGAATGGTTTGCATATACCTCTGACCATTCTGGTCTAGCATCTAACTCCATATCATGTATATCTGGCATTGTTTTTTCTCCTTTTAATATTTCAATAGGATTGGCTACATTGTGGCTTGCTAAGTATATTCGAACTCTCTTAGAAGTATACACAATGTATCGTGTTAATTCACGTCAACTGGATATAGTATACGCTCACCTGTATATACCAATCCTATCTGTCAGGTATTGTCGTTCGTTTACCAGCTAAGTAAAGTACTAAAACATCCCTGAGTTTTTATAAATAACATAAATGGGTGGGTAAAAAAAATAGATGGAGGATTTCTCCTCCACCTAAAAATATTGACAACATTAGCAGGATTCATCCGAATGGGTCCGTCAACCCACCTGCACTTTGATATTGGTAAAGAAACTGGATTTTTCTTTTATATATCAAATACACGTTACTACTTAAAATAACTCAATCACTTGATCGTTGTTATCTAGTTTAGGCTACCAACCTATTGTAGCTATGCAATCCTTAACTCCGTTTCCAAGAGTTTATTCAGATTCACAACGTTGTCAAAAACTATGTAAAAAAACCTCTATCACCTGGTTTTGTTTTACTTTTTTTGTGATAGATTCAAAAAAGGGTGTGTAATTACAATAGATGGGGGAAGACATTACATCTCCCCCCAACATTATCTACTGATTAGGTAGTATTAAGAACGAATAAGCTCCAGATTTACTCTTGATAAGCTTACCTTCTTCGTACAATGATTTACTGTACATATGCATATTCATCTGTGCTAATGTCTTCTTCACTTCTTTCATATCGTCTACATCAGCATCTTTATTGAACCATACAATATCGCCTTGCTGCACTTCATCTAAGTCGATATTTTCATACGTATCATCTTCATTTTTACGTGAAAACCAGTAATTTTTAAGGTTCTTTGATACGATGTTTATAATCTGATCTATGTTTAGCATATTATGCTCCTTTGTAGTTAGTTAATTGTTTAATCAGAAAAGGGTGTGTGTGGACTTTTTTTGTTGGTATTTAAAAAGTTAGAGCAGTTTAATGAGTTGCTCAGCTCAGTTAGATAGCATAGTATTATGCTTGGGACTTATCGTTGCCTTTATCATTTTTAAGTTCATTTATAAATTCTTGTATCTGATTGTATGTTTTTGTACACAAACCAGAACCTTGCAATACATAGTCTTTAGTTTCAGGATTATACTTACCAGTTCTTCTGGTTTCGTAATGACCTTTATATTGCTGTTCCCATTCGTGACAATCAGATAAGATAAAAGCACCTAATGCAGATAAATAATCTATTATTTCTTCTTTAGTTTTATTCATTGTTTTCTCTCCATTTTTTAAGTTAGTTAAATTATGTAGAGCTACACATATGCATCAGCCTTGAAAAGAGTGTGCGTGTAGCCCTACAATAAATCTATAGACAACCTTGCACGATTTCGCCTCTGTATCGAGGTCATAAAAAACGGAAGCCTAAAGGGACTTCTGCTTTCCATACAATAGTCTATTCAGCGACTAACTGAATTGTATAAAAAGCTAGTATTTAGTTGTTTCCTTTCGAAAACACTTCTATTTACTGCGAGGTTGCCTATAATTACCGTAAAGCTTTTATTGGTATTGTTGACTCATTTACTTTACAGTAATAATAAGTAAGTGTAATAAGTTTCTAAAACTCTGTTGTATCCCCTTAGCAATTGTTAGCAATTTAACGTTGATACTTCCTATACTTTTAATTACACTTACTATAAATTCACAAAAGGGTGTGGATGGACATAAATTAAGTAGGCGTAACCCAAATGAATGAGCTACGCCTGTAGTATTAGTTATTACACCTGCAAGATGGTATAGACATACCACAAGATGAGCATAAATCACAGTACCAACATCCATCGTGCCAGAAATGTTCATCAGCACGACCAGGACACGCTAGTTTGGACACCAAGCGTTTGATATGTTTGGTGAAACCAGACCAACTGGTACGTAAATATATTAAATAGCAAAGACGTTGAAAACGTGATTGAGGTTGAAACAATGACATAATACACTCCTAGTTAATGAATGAATAACAACATAACAGGGTGTGAATAGACAATAGTTAGATACCTTTATGATATTTATACTCTAGATGTTTATAACTATCGTGTAGATTGTCATAATCATCGTATGCTTTATCAAGTTTCTTTGCAAGTCTGAATGACCAAAGAAATGATACAGCTAATATAATTAATACTAATACAACTAATGATAATGGTAATGTTACGAATGTCATAGTTTACCTCTCTTTCGTTATAGTTAATATGGTTGCAACAGCACACATAAAAACAAGTTTAAATAATATAATTGATTGAGCTAGTTCTGGTGTTAAATAATCCATAAGATTAGTTTATCTCCTTAGTTTAAATACATAAAAAGGTTTGTATAGCGTAACGATATGGAACACGCTACGCTATACTAGTATTAATTAGTCTACAATGATGTCATTCTCGTAACAATGTTTAAGGTACTCCTCATCCATTTTATTACGATTGTATTTATCCTTGACTTCAGTGCAGAATGACTTACCCTCCTTAACGCAAGACTTAGTAACGTCAGATGTTTTACGAGCTACGATTACGGTAGCACCGACAGTTACATATAAAGTATCAGCTAAGAATGATGTTAGTTTATTACGCATAAGATTAACCTCTCGAGTTAGTTTAGTTAGTTATAGTATAACATACTTTTATTGTAATAATCGTTAGACTGAATGTCATAAAGTTATTACCATTAATATGTTATACTATTTTTAAAGAATAGATTATACAAGGGTGTGAATAGACATTAGTAATAACTCATCACAACTCTTGTATGTATGGATTTATAGTTATTAGAAGATGCTATACATAGAACATTTAGTATACATACCAGGGTGTGAGGGTTATATGCCCTGTGCTCGGTGGTTAGCCGAAGGCTAAGGGAGAGCCAGCTGGCATACCAGGGTGGGTAATAGAGATGCATTGCATCGGATATACTGAACCCAACTTGGAAACGTAACCTAATCGTCAACCCTAACCCGTAAACCAACGGGGGTAGGTAACGTAAATACCTCCCACACACAATGTAGACCAATTTTTGAAACTTCATCACATACAATTTGTATAAGATAATATTTTAAACATAGATTAGATATGCCTAAAAAGATTATATACGAAGTCTTCAATCCCAATACTGGTAAATTTGAAGATAGACAAACTACTGAAGATGAAGTAGACAAGGCATTTGAAATGTATTTACACGATTATGATGCATATCAAGCAGAACAAAAGATTGTAGAAGAGATCATAAGACAACATTTAACAAAAGATGAAAAGAGTCTGGATTAGCTTAATACATACATATAGTTATGTATTACCTAGTATGTATATTATAACTACTATTAATAGTATATATATTAATCCCTACATACATGGAATTAATTAAGCGTAGATACATGGGAAAGATGTGTGAGTTTCCTGTATACAAGCAGGAAGAGTCACCATATCCTTGCGTATACTGGAAAGAAGCCAAAGAACACGACTGGGCTTACACAGATGATGGCTATGTAGCCAAGTGTATCAAGCGTACAGAGTATAAAGTAAGAGATGGTAGAAAAAAGATAGAGGTAAAGTTAACCTGTGGTGTACAATGGGTGTCTAAGAACTCTAAATTACTCTACGAACCCAATAGAGCTGCAGGTATTTACTCTATGGTAAAGCCACAAAGGTGGCAAAAGAGAGAATTAAACAAGAATCGTACGAAAAACGTAGTAGATGCGTACGTAGGACAGCTGCTAACTGGGCAAAAACCTAACTGGAACGAGCTTGGTAAGGTATATCGCCCAGATCAGAAGGCTCCAGAGGCAACTGTCAAAAGATTATTTAAAGAAAAGGTAGTAAAAGACATGGTATCAGAGAAATTAAAGGAAATAATGTCTCAGAAAGGTATTGATAAAGGATTTGTCCTGGATACAATACTAAAAGCAATAGATATTGCAGAAGAAAAGCAAGATGTGTCTAATATGCTGCGTGCAGCTGAAAATTTTGTAGAAATGTTAGAAATGAAACCCAATAAGAAGGTTACTACAGACACATTGCAGATAGATATGACCAATCAGATAATGGACCAAATAGAAACAGAGGAAAAGAAAATGGTAGCATCACGTAAAACAGAGGAGCGTACACAAGATGAGTGATGATGTAAATCACCCAGACCACTACACTAAAGGTATAGAAGTTACAGACTTTATTGCATCTTGGCAGATGGACTGGTTTAGAGGTAATATTATTAAATACATCGTGCGATGCCCACATAAGGGTAATACCATAAAAGATTTAGAAAAAGCTAAGTGGTATATCAATGATCTTATAAAAAGATTAAAAGATGAGGATAAACTACCACCTAGTGCTTGTTATTAATGTTTGAACCTTGCATATATAAGAATAATACAATGTGTGGGTTTGCTGCAACCTATAAGGACAATTTGCATTGTGGAATCATTAACACTGCTTTTGAAGGTACTAAGGTTAAAAATCTACCTAAGTGTCCTAAGAATATGTCAGCGTACGAAAAAAAGAAATATGTAGCACAGTTTTGAGCGTAACCTCTATAAAGCAAAAACTAGCTAACGATATCATATTATTTGGAAAGATATGTTTTCCTAATATGTTTTCGTCTGCATCCCCACAGTTTCACCATGAAATAGCAGAATTATTAGTAGATCATTCTAATAATAAGTTAAATATAATAGCACCACGTGGTCACGCTAAGTCATCATTGGTTGCTTGTGTATTTCCTATATGGCATATACTTACAGAACCTGGAACTAAATTTATTGTACTTTCTTCGAAAACAGAAGGACACGCTGTTCGATTATTACAAACGATTAAGAATGCCCTGGATTACAGTGCAGAGTTACGTAGTATCTACGGATATTGGGGACAACACTCTGCACGTACCTGGGCAAGAACAGAGATTGTACTTAAAGATGATACAATGATTATGTGTAGGGGTACAGGGCAGCAGGTTGTTGGACTAAAGCATGGTAACCAAAGACCAACGTTAGTAATCTTAGATGATCCAGAGGATATGATAAATACCAAAACATCTGAAGCTATGGAGTACAACCTTAAATGGTTGCTGCAGTCTATGGTACCTGCACTTGATGCTAAACGTGGAAGGCTTGCAGTTATTGGAACACCGCAGCATCAACGTTGTATGGTAGAAACATTGACACAAACAGATGGGTGGACATCACGCAGATACAAAGCGTTGCAAGATGATGGTACTGCGTTATGGAAAGAAATGTGGTCAAAAGAAAAATTAGAAGCTGAAAAGCGTTCATTAGAGTCTATTGGTAGAGTATCTTCGTTTTATCGTGAATATCAATGTGAGATAATTGGCGATGAAGAGCAAATGTTTAAAGAGGAGTATTTGCAAACATACGATGGTAACATTACATGGATAGACAATGAATCATTTATAGAATTTGCGTCAGGTAAGACAGTACCTGTTAATATCTTCATGGGTGTAGATCCAGCTAGTTCAATCAAAAAACATGCAGACTACTCAACGATAGTGTCAGTAGCTGTGGATGATAAGAATAATAAATACGTACTGCCTTACTTTCGCAAACGTTGTAAGCCTATGGATCTTGCAGATAAGATTATAGATTACTTTAAATTGTATAAACCAGTAAAAACACGTATTGAGTCTGTAGGATATCAGGAAATGCTTCCTTCCTTTCTCTC